ACATGCGGCGCTGTCCTGAGTGTAAGACGGGCGAGCTTGTCCCCTCGGAAGGCTGCTCGATGTGTCCCGTGTGCGGGTTTGGTTATTGTGGGTAACAAGGAGCGAACTATGAAGCGCGTTGTAGCGTGCGGGGATTTTCACTGTGGCCACAAAGTCGGCTTAACGCCGACAGAGTGGCAATATCACCCGCAGTGGAGAGACACGCAAGCCGAGATGTGGCGGCATTGGGAGGATACTTTGCGAGCCCTCAAGCCAATCCACCTGCTCATCTGCAACGGGGATTTAATCGACGGGCGCGGGGAGCGCAGTGGAAGCACGGAGCTGTTGGAGGTGTCGCCCCTGGAGCAGTGTCAAATGGCTGTGCGGTGTATCGCGGAGGCAGAGGCGGACCATGTGGTACTGACATACGGGACGCCTTATCACGCAGGCGCTCTCATGGACTTTGAGGACGAAGTTTACCGGGATGTGTCGGCGGATGAGATCGGCGGCGAGGTGTGGGTTGAGGTTGAGGGCGTCACTTTCCACGCCAAGCACAAAGTAGGTGGCTCGATCATCCCGCACGGGCGACACACGCAGCTTGCGCGGGATCGGCTTTGGAACGTGCTGTGGAACGAGCACAGCGGACACCCGAAGGCTGACGTGATCCTACGTTCCCACGTCCACTATTTTGGGTTTCACGGCGACAAGAACTATCTCGCAATGACTCTCCCGGCTCTCCAGGGGCTTGGGAGCAAGTTCGGGACGAGGCAATGCACCGGCACCGTCGATTTCGGGTTGGTGCATTTTGACTGTCAAGCAGGAGGTTACTCATGGCAACCCCACACGCGGGAAATAGTAACGGCTCGTCCGGAAGTGACGCGATTGTAGTGGACCTCACAGAGCTGTTCCGAACCGACGAGCCCGAAGGTAAGAGCGTGCGTGACCTCATGCGCGAAAGCGGGCTAACGGAGCATCAAGTGCGCCACAAGCTGCGTCCGATGATCGAGCGGGGCGAGGTGGAGATGGCGGGGCATAGGCAAGAGCAGAGGATTATGGATGGGAGGACGTGTCAGATACCGGTGTATCGGCTCGCGGACAAGCAAGACAACCTGTAATCGTCCAGAACAGGGCGAGGGGCTTGTAACGATCTCGGCGCGGGAGATTTTGGGGGAAGACAACTCGCAGAACAAGGCTTGATGCGATGAGTAAGAAGAAGTTGACGGATAAGCAACAGCAGTTCGTTGAGGAATACCTCGTTGACCTTAATGTCACACAGGCAGCGTTGCGAGCTGGATATAGCGAAAAAACTGCCTATTCTATCGGGCATGAGAATTTGAAAAAACCTGAAGTTCAAGAGGCTATTCAGAGGGCAGTTCAAGAGAGGCAGGAAAGAACCAGGGTTACGGCGGACCGTGTGATCCAAGAGCTTGCTCGAATTGGATTTGCTGATTTCCGCAATGTTTTTGATGAAAGCGGCAATCTCAAAGACCCGACGATGTTGGACGAGGAAACGGCTGCGGCAATTTCTTCTATTGAAGTTGTAACAAAAAACCTTGGAGAGGGTGAGGTTGAATACATTAATAAAATTAAATTTTGGGATAAAAACAGTTCTCTTGAAAAGCTCGGGAGGCATCTGAAGCTGTTCACAGACAAGGTTGATGCCACAATCAAAGGCGAGCCGTTGACCATCGAGAAGGACAAGGGCAGCCATGCCAAGGATTAAGCTGACCGAGCCGCAATGGGAGTTCTTCAACCTGGAGAGCCGCTTTCCGGCCTTTGTGGGCGGATATGGATCGGGCAAGACTGAGGCCAAGATTGCGCGGGCCTTTGCTGACAAGTTCCAGGAGCCGCGCAGCAACATCGCCCTCTATGATCCGACCTACGACCTAGCCCGGCTCAACACGGTTCCGCGCATCCTGGAATACCTCTCAGCCATGCCGGTCAACTGGAATTACGACAAGCAGGCCAACATCATCACCGTGGAGGGTTACGGCAAGTTCATCATCCGGACTCTGGAGAATCCGGCCCGGATCGTGGGCTACGAGGTGTGGCGCTCTCATGTGGACGAGCTGGACACCCTTAAGCCGGACCAGGCCGAGGAGGTCTGGAACAAGATCATCGCCCGGAATCGGCAAGTTATGGAGAGCGGGGCCAAGAACCGGGTTTACGTCTACACCACGCCGGAGGGGTTTCGCTTCACCTATGACCGCTGGGTGCGGCGGGGTGGCAAGGATTATGAGATCGTCAAAGCCCCCACATACAGCAACCCGCATCTGCCAGAGGACTACATACAGAGTTTGCGGGACAGCTACCCGGCCAACCTCCTGGACGCCTACCTGGAGGGCAAGTTCGTCAACCTTACCTCCGGCACGGTGTTCGTCGGCTTCGACCGGGAGGCCTGCCATAGTGACGAGGAGATCCGCGAGAAGGAGCCGCTCTATATAGGCTGTGACTTCAATGTGACCAAGCAGGCGGCGGTGGTGCATGTCATGCGTAACGGTGTGCCGCATGCCGTGGACGAGCTCGTGGATATGTATGACACGCCTTCGATGATCGAGGCGATCCAGGAGAAATATCCGGAGCACAACATCATCATCTACCCGGACCCAGCGGGGAAGAACAGGGCCACGGTGAACGCCTCGGAGTCAGACATTGCTTTGCTCAAGCAAGCTCGGTTCAGGGTCAAGGCCCGCAACAAGCATCCAGAGGTTAAAGACCGGGTAAACGCTGCTAACCTCGCCTTCGAGAGGGGGTTGTATTTCGTGAACACGAAACGGTGCAGGCACTACACGGAGGCCCTGGAGCAGCTCACCTACGACAAGAACGGCAAGCCCGACAAGGATTCTGGGCTGGATCATATAACGGACGCAGGCACGTATTTCATTGAATACGAGTTTCCAATCGCGAAGAAGACCGGCACGGTCAAACAAGTATCCCTGCATGGAGGTGGCTAGATGGCACAAGAGCAGCAAAACTATAACGAGGTTGCGGAACCCTGTGCGGCCTACCAGCAAATGGTCGAGGATTGGCACATCTGCGACACGCTCCTGGGCGGCACTCCGGCAATGCGTGCGGCAGGGCGTGAATTCCTGCCCAAGTTCGACGCGGAGAGCCCTAATGACTACAAGGCCAGGCTACAACAGACGGTCCTCTACAACGTCTACAAGGAGGCGATCCGGGCCCTGGTCGGCAAGCTGTTCGATAAGGGGATTGCGCTCGGGGATGACGTGCCCGGCACGGTCCAGGAGTTTGCCGAGAATCTGGACCGTCAGGGGCGGTCCCTCAACGTCTTTATGCGGGACGTGACGCATGACGCTATCAATCGAGGCAAGACCCACATAATGGTGGACGCTCCGGCTGTCACCGGCGAGACAGTGGCGGAGCAGCGGGCGAGGGGCGAGCGACCCTACTGCGTTCACTTTCCCGCTGACGAGGTGATTGGCTGGAAGGAAGAGGTGATCCAGGGCGAGCGGATCCTGACCCAGGTGCGGCGCAAGCACACCGTGACTGTCGATGCGGGTCCGTTTGCTACCGGGCAAGCCGAGCGGGTGACGGTCTACAATCTGGAGCAGGGGCAAGCTGTCTATTACGTGTTCGAGGATCAAAGGAAAGGGCAAAACAGTCAAGCGAATTGGCAACTGCTCGACCAGGGGCCGCTCAACCTGCCCTACATCCCGCTCGTCACGCTCTACACGAACCGCACGGGCTTCATGCGGGCGCAGCCGCCACTTTTGGATCTCGCCTATAAGAACGTGGAGCATTGGCAGAGTTCAAGCGACCAGCGGCATATCCTCAAGTGGTCCCGTTTCGCTGTGCCGTATTTGCTTGGGTTCGACTCACAACAGGATCAGATCGAATGGGGGCCGTCCTCGGCGGTGGTGTCGAGTAACGAGAATGCCAAGGTGGGCTTTGCCGAGCACAGCGGCGCGAGTATCGAGATGGGCTTCAAGGACCTGGAGAAGATCGAAGCCGATATGGGGCGGCTCTCCATGCAGCCAATGATGCACAGGACCGGGAACCAGGTGGCGACCGCCCGCGCCTTGGACGAAAGCAGCGCGTCAAGCTCTCTGGAAGCCTGGGCCGAGGCACTCAAAGACGCCACGGAGCAGGTGCTGCAATTTCTC